CGGTTTCCTCGTGGGGCTTTTTGCCCTGTCTCCGTTCCCGGCGCTCTATGCCGCTGCTGTCGCCGCCTCTTGTCTTGAGCTTAAAGACCGGCTCAACGGTTGTCCGTGGGACTGGATCGACTGGCTTCTGACCGTGGCCGGAGGCTGTCTTGCCGCGTTGCTCTTGTTGATAATTTGGCAGATTCACTGCTGAACGCTAAATTATGAGTAAATTTGCAGTCTGTAAGGCGGTGTCCCTCAATAGGCCGTGTGGTCTATCGCGGCAACAACAACGCGAATGCGAATGGCGGCGTGTCGTACGCGAATGCGAATAACGATGCTTCGAATTCGAACGCGAATGTCGGGTCGCGTCTGGAAATCCATCTATCGGCGTACATCACCGGGAACGTGTTCCCACCGAGGTGCCGAGAGGGGCAAGCCTCGGCAACCCTCTCCGCAAGGAAGAAAGCCGGAACATCAAGTGTTGAGTAGGGTTTGGTAGGCTCTCGCTCGAAGAACCCGGACTCTGGAGCCGGAAGGCTGAAATTTCAATTTACCAACTTATGCACAGAGTAGGAAACATAATTCAGGACTGTGCCGCTTATCCCAATGTGGCATCGGCTTATGACCGGGTTCTCCGAGGAACACGGCGTAAACGCACGCGACAAGGGAAGATGCTGCTCAAAGATAGGGAGGGTGTGATTGGTGCCATCATCGACTCTGTCGGTTCAGGCGAGTTTCGCAACCATGGTTATCGTGAGCGCGACATCGTTGAGGCTGAAAAACTCCGACATCTGCAGATTCTGTCAATGTTTGACCGTATGTGCCAGAATGCGGTAATGACTCCGGTCGATACCGTACTCAGGCGGCGTTTCATACGCACCACTTCGGCAAGCATCAAAGGCCGGGGGATGCACGACCTCAAGGCTTACATCGAGCGCGATTTGCGCGAGGACCCGGAAGGCACACGTTACTGCTATATGTTCGATATCCGGAGGTGCTACGAGTCAACGGATCAGGATATGCTGAAAAAGGCTATCCGTAGAATCTTCAAAGACCCGAAAGTGATAGCCATACTCGATGACAGCATAACTATGCTGCCGTCCGGCGTCAGCCTCGGTGCCCGTCCCTCGCAAGGTCTTGTGAACCTGCTTCTGTCCATCCACCTTGACCATCCTCTTAAATCTCAGCACCGCGTCAGGCATTATTATCGATACTGCGACAATGGCGAGGTGTTGGCCGGGACCAAGAAGGAGTGCTGGGCGGTCCGTGACCTTGTGCATGAGCTTTTGGAACCGCTCGGTTACGAGCTTCACCATGAGCGAGTGTTCCCTGTTACCGAGGGAATAGACGCTTTGGGATACGTCATCTATCCCACCCATTCCCTTATCCGTAAACGCATAAAGAAAAAATTCGCGAAGAAGATGGGGAAAGTCAAAAGCAGAAAACGGCGTGCGGAGCTGAGAGCCTCTTTTTACGGTATGGCAAAGCACGCTCAATGCAATCATCTATATAAAATTTTAACAGGCACAGAAATGAGATCATTCAAGGACCTAAACGTCGCTTACAAGCCTGATGACGGCAAGAAGCGATTCCCCGGTGCGGTGGTAAGCATCCGGGAACTGGTAAACCTTCCGATCGTTGTCCGCGACTTCGAGACCGGTGTCAAGACCTCGCAGGGGGAAGACCGCTGCGTGGTCGCCATTGAGATGAACGGCGAACAGAAGAAGTTCTTTACCAATTCGGAGGAGATGAAGAACATCCTCCAGCAAGTGAGTGAAATGCCGGACGGCTTCCCCTTTGAGACCACCATCAAGGCGGAGACCTTCGGCAAAGGTAAAACTAAATACGTCTTTACTTAAACATGAAGCGAGTCCAAGGCAATCCCGACGTAGCACTCTTGGAGTGCACCAGTCCGGTCAAGAACAAATGGCGCGTCCGTTGGAATGTGACTACCGATGATTCAGGCATAACCTCGTATATGGAGGAGGAGTTCAACCACAAACCCTCCGGCGAGGAGATAAAGTCACTCATCAGCGGTTGGATCAGCGATTCAACACGCGAGAGGATAATTTCGGGTTTCAGCTACGAAGGTGTCCCGGTGTGGCTGTCGCAGGAGAACCAGACCAACTACCAGCGGGCCTACATCCAAAGCAAAATCGGCAACGGAGTGTCGGTCGTGTTCAAATTCGGCACCGATGACAATCCGGTTTACCGAAGGTTTGAGAATGCCGCTGATCTTGAGAAGTTCTACCAGGCTTTCTCCGAGCATATCCAACAGGCTCAGCTTGACGGATGGAATGCCCGTGAGTCGATTGACTTGGCGCTCTACACCACGAACTGAACCGACTGCCCTTCGGGGGAGGGCATAAAAAATGCCCCCGGCCTGTTATTAGACGTCTCACTTTCTAAAAACATAAACACTCTCACAGAGGTCAGCCGGGGGCACTATGCCCTTCCGACCCCTGTGAGAGTGTTTTTCGCCCGAAAGCGATGTTTTTATATGTGAGACAGTGCAAAATTACAAAAATTTCGGAATATGACCATATTTGAAATCCTGAAATTCAACAGGGAACTGCTTAACAGGCTTCGTCAGTCCGGCATCCGCCTTGAGGATGCCGACTACATAGACCTTTTCGCGGACTTCAACAGAATGGTGGCGGAGGGGAACAAGGTCACTTATATCGTGGCCCATCTTGCCTCTCGGTTCCACATCAGCGAAAGGAAGGTGTACTCACTTGTCAAACACTTTCAAAGCGACTGCAATCCCGGTGCAGTGTAAAGGCGCGGAACCGTAGTGGGCGAAACATCACCGGTCGCTATCTTTGCGGTGTTAAATACACCACAATATGGCTACAAACAAATATCATCAGATCCTCAAGAGCATTCTTGACTCCGGCAAACGCCAGTCAAACCGCAAGGGGAATATCATCTATATGCTTAACGAGCGGCTCTCCCTGACTCCGGCTGACCTGCTCGAGATTTTCGAGGGACACGGATTGGCCCGCAAGAAGCTACGCTCGGAGTTGAAACTCTTCATGAGCGGTGAGCGCTCGATTAAAAAGTATCGAGAGGCCGGCATCAACTGGTGGGATTACTGCGGTTCCATCCTCGTCAATTCATATCCGACCTATTTTGAGAAGCTGCCGCCGCTCCTTGACCGTATCAACCGGGAGCGCCGGTCATCTAAAAACTATGTCCTCTTTCTCGGTGCCACCGACGCCGAGAGCAATCAGGCTCCCTGTCTGTCGCTCGTACAGTTCCAGATTGAGGATTCGGAATTGGTAATAACGGCATACCAACGCAGTTCTGACGCCAATCTCGGCCTGCCTGCAGACATATACCATCTCTATCTCATGGCGCGACATATAGACCTTCCGCTGAAGTCCATCACGCTGTTTCTGGGAAATGTCCATATTTACGAGAACAACATTGACAGTACCCGTCGTCTCCTCGCCGGCGAGGATGCCGTAAAATTTGAGCTGAACGTATGAGCAGGCTGTATCTTTCCGCACCGCTTCCTTTCGTGGGACAGAAGCGTATGTTCGCCCGGCAGTTCATCGAGGTCATCGGGCAATACCCCGCCGGCACGCTGTTCGTTGACCTTTTCGGTGGTTCCGGGCTGCTTTCGCATATAACGAAGCATTTCCATCCTGAATCCCGCGTCATATACAACGATTTTGACAATTACCGTCACCGCATCGACAACATCCCGCGCACCAACCGGCTGCTTGAGCTGATACGGCCAATAGCGGACCGCTATCCACGCCACAAGCCGATTACCGGCGAGGACAGGGAGCGCGTATTCGCGCTGCTCGAACAGGAGGAGAAAGAGTCGGGGTTCCTTGACTTTATCACGCTGTCATCCTCACTGATGTTCTCGATGAAGTATAAGATGAGCATCCCGGAGATGCGCAAGGAGGTTCTATACAACAATGTCCGCAAGACCGGCTATGAGGATTGTCCTGACTATCTTGCCGGACTGGAGATTGTTTCCTGCGACTACCGGGAGCTTTTCGAGCGACACAAGGACACGCCGGGAGTGGTGTTCCTCGTCGATCCGCCTTACCTTTCCACCGATGTCGGCACATACCGCATGTACTGGAGACTTGCGGATTATCTTGATGTGCTGTCTGTGCTCCCCGGCCATAATTTCATATATTTCACCTCCGAGAAATCATGCATCGTCGAATTGTGCGAGTGGATGGGCCGTAATCCCTCGCTCGGCGACCCGTTTGCCCGTTGTCATAAGAGGGAGTTCAATGCGACGATGAACTACAATGCCCGCTACAAGGACATCATGCTGTTCACGATACCCGGTCTCCCTCCCGACAACGCCGCGTAAGGCCGTTTTCTCGCCCATATATCGCAAGAGAGAGCCGTCACCCGATAAAGGTTACGGCTCTCGCTCTTTCAACGCGACACGGCGCGTTTATGGGGTTTTATTTCAGGTGTCGGAATGCGACGCAGGTGTATGTCTCGATATTCTCCACTATATCCTCGTGGTTATGGTTGGTGGAGCTGCTGTCGATGTCGAATTCCATGAAGGTCTCACCGGAGAGTCCGACGACAAGCTCATGTATCTTGTCAAGCAACCGGAACTGCCCGGCGTCGGTGTCGGTCCCGGCCCAGTCGGTGACCACATGGAGGTTTATCAGCGGTTGGGCGCGGTATTCAACTCCGGAGACTATCGCAGTCCACTTGAACGGCACAAACTCGATGAACACCGCCGGACGATCCCACGGGACTTCCTGATCGAGGAATTCCACATTGTGGTTCCACAGGTCGATGTGCCTGATTGCCTGTGGATGCAGTTCGCTATCCACATCCGCTTCATCGGGCCTTTCATAATACTCTCCTGCGCCATTGATGCAGAGTGACTCAAGCCGGATCTTCAGCTTTCGGTATAATTCTTCTCTCATTTGATATTGAAATTTATGTTGTTTATATATTCGTTCAGGTTCTCTTCTATAATCTGACGGACGGCGGTCTCTACTTCCGGAGATGTTCCGAGGAATTTGCGCTGTGGTATCCTGATGGTGCTTCCTGCCTTCATGAGCGCCATAGCTTTCCAGAAGTCGGCCTCGTCCGTGAGCTGCAGGGTGCGTCTGTCTTTGCGCGGGGTTCCGTCTTTCCTCCGTCCGAAGGAGCCGGTGGCGGAATAGTATTTATACCAGAAGAAACGCTTCATCTTGGCCGTGACCTTGATTTCTCCTCCTTCGTTGTGGATGGCTGCATACGGAGAGTCGGTCAGGAACACGATGCTGCTCTCCCGGATTTCGCTCCGGACGCTCTGCCTCAAGGCTCCGGAGTCCACAAGTATATGGCCGCCGGGACGTGTCGGGATCTTCCTGCGCTCCCATGCCTGTGAGAAGAAGGCCTGCCGCTCGAAGTTTTGGTCGAATTCGTCGCCAAGCTCCACTTGGATGTCTTTCAGAATCCGTTGGAATATGACTCTTATCTGTCCGTTTATATCAGTCATTTTTCTCCTTCTTTGAATTTGGATTGTCCGGCAAATCAAACAGGCTCGGCATATCGGACGCCACGACCGGGGTTTCAAGCCCTGCCGTAGCGTTCATTATGTTGTAAAAGGTGCGTTCACTTATGGCATAAACCGGATATATGTACCTGCGCCATATTTCCCGGTTGCTCAACCCGCTCCGGGCGTGTTGGTCGTATATCCGATTTATGTCCTCTACGCGCTTTCTGTATGACATCCCGCGCTTGTTTGCCATTGTCTATTGCATCGTTTTATGACGGGTGGTGGGTTTATATGGACGAATATCAAGGGTCATCTCGCAACTTACGGTCACCCTGCCGCTGCCTTCGCACTGAAGGCAGGTGTGGTATTCTCCTTCTTCGTCTCCTTCCACTCTGCCTCGGCCTTTGCAGACCCGGCAGAGGGCCTACCTTCGGGGGTCGCGTTATCTCTCGTTTCATGCGGTTCCTTCCTCTTTTTTAGGTTCTACAAAGAAGGTCTCGTCCTGCGCCACGGTGATGCCGCAGTCTACCATGACCTCGCGGAGAATGACGCCGGGGCCGAGAGGATCGCCGGGCTTGACAATCTGTGTGTCGCGCTCGGCCAGCAATCTGTCCTTGGCTATCTCCTCGGATGTGCGGACGTAGCCGGGGAGCAGTCTTTTTACGAGGGTCAGTGCGCTTGCCCATGTGAAGCCCTTGAGGGTTTTGAGTTTGGGTGTCCCGGTACGAAAGCCGATGGTGCCGTGCACCATTTCGAGACTCTTCTTCTTGCTGAAGAGCTCGTCCTGATTCTCGGTGGCGTAGGCCTGCAGGGTGTCGAATGCCTCGTCTTGCGTCGATTGGAGCTGTGACAGGCGGTCCTGATGCTTCTCTCGGATTTGGGCGCATTTCAGTTCGATTTCCGCCTGAATCTTGGCGCGTTCTGCGTCTGCCTTGGCGTAGGTTGCAAAGGCTTCTTCGGCAGCCTCTTTGCTCACGCCGGTGATGATGGTCTTTTTCTGTCTCTTTGCCATTGTCTGTTCTGTTTTTATGGGTGATTATTCGTCTATGGGATACACTATGCTGTTGTCTCCGCGAAATTCGGTGAGGTCGGCCTGATTTGTGGCCCATTCAGCTATCTCACGCATAAGGCTGATGTAGCGTTCATCTTCCATCTCAGCAGTGTGGAGCTGAATGTAGTTCTTGATTTGTTCTATTGTCTTTTTCATTTCAGTTGTAGCTTGCAATGCCTTCAGGGGCAAGGTTTATGAGATATGTTATTCGCTGTTTCGGAGCTTCCGGAGTCGGAGCCGACTCGTGTTTTTTACGCTGCCACCCTTTGCGCTTTATGGACCGGAGCTTGGTGGCGAGTTCCATCAGCTCGTCAATGGAGAGCTGTCCGAAGGCTTTTCCGGATATTCTCGGATGACGGCAGAAATCATTTATCTGTGCCCAGTCGGTGGTGTCTACCTCAAGTTCCTGCATCAGTTTGAGGACTATGCTCCGGCGGCGCTTGAGCTCGTTTCTCGACCCGTTCATTTCCTCGATGGCCACACAGAGGGCATCGTATTCTTTCCGGGTCATCTCCTTGAGGGACTCCGTACGCCCTGAGGTATACTGTGAGACAAGCTGACGCTTGGTCTCGTCCGGCTCTCCATGAATGGTGAGCTTGTGAAAGGCGGAGTAGAACCGCCCGAAGTTGGTTACCTGCTGCTTCATAATCTTATTTTTTATTCGGTTGCCAGTCAATCACTACCAAGGCGACAACCTCGCCGGTTCCTTCACAGTCGGGACACGGTATTGTCTCCGATTCTCTCCCGTCGCTGTGGAACCATCCTTTGCCTCCGCAGTACGGACAGGTCATTGGCCGGGAACAGAAGCCCTCCTTGCGGATGCGTCCGTCAGGTTCGAGTATTATTATTTCTCTTTTTCTGCTCATGATCAGATATTGTTTGTGGTTCTTAACACTCCTTCTTCCCACACCACATAATAGCTGCCGGGGTCTTCCGTAAAGCGTCCTTGACAAAATGCCTTGTAACCGACTACCCGGACTTTGAGACCGGCGATATAGCGGAGACGGACGGCTGCTTTGCCCATCGGCTGTCCCTTGTATTCCTGTGATATGAAGATGAAGCTTTTTGCCGGGAAACGGTCTATCAGCTGCTTCGCCTGATCGTATGTCCAGCCTGTTACCTGAAAGCTGTCTATGACCACGAAGTGCGGACTCTTAGGCTTGGCGAGACGCTCTGTCAGTTCATCATAGGTGTCGGTAGTCGCTACCCGGAACCGTCCCTGAACCTCTCCCATCTTGAAGAGTCCGATTCTTTCCTTAAACGATTGCCCCACGCCTTCCTCGAAGGAGCAGTAAAGCACCATGCCGTAGTTACACAGTTCTTTGGAGAGCTGCATCACGAAGCTGCTCTTGCCGGAGGCTGACGCACCGCTGATGAACCATGCCTCGTTGGTGGTGGGGAAGCCGAATGGACGGCTCCACCGCTCACCCCACGGCATGGTTTTGTAGGTCTTGGCAAGAACCTCTTTCGGACTATATGCTCGCTTGGCCATCGTTACTTCTGCTTTTTCAATTCCTCAATGAGAGCTGACGCCGCATCTACAGATGTCCTCGCAAGGGAAGTATAGTTGGGGTCATACATCGCCCCCTTGTTGACTGCGCCATTAACAACTGCTCCAACCATCACTGCCATAACATCCTTGGCAACCTCATATCGACGCTGCTCCCAGTCGGGTTCGCCGTTCTGGAGACGCTTGCCCATTCTGATGACGGTCTCCATATACTGTTTTTCGAGTACGCTTATCATTATCATTGCCTTTTAAGTTTTTCGATTTCAGTATAAACTCGGCGAAGTCCGCCGCCGCTCCTCCGGGCAATCTCTCCGGCATTGGTTCCTTCCGGCGCATTGAGCTTGGCGACAATTCGCGCCTGCTCAATGAGGAATTTGGTGCGCTCCTTGCCGTCATCAGGCGTTACCTTGCTGTAGCGGTCGCCATAGCGACTGAGCATTTCTGTGTAGCCGACCTTCCTGCACTCGATGGAACGGTTTATTTTCTCCTTGAGACCGTCGGCTCCCATCATATACCATGCGCAGCAACGCTCGGTGGCGTTCCACAATGCCTTCAGTTCAAGGAAGGCTTCATACTGGAGGTCGCCGGCCTCGTCAAGTATGATGAGGGGACTGTCGATGGAGCGAAGGTAGAACACAAGGTCATCGTAAACGTCGGCATACCGACCTTTGCTGTCCACGCCGAATTCAGAGGCAATCTTGCGCACGAGCTTGAGCTTGGTCTTGACCTGTGAGCAGTCGATGTAGATAGCGTTGGGATGGGTCTTGACATAGTACCGGGCAGTGAATGTCTTCCCGATGTTCGGAAGGTCGCACATGATCGCGCTTATGCCGCTTGACTGACACGCCTCCAGTTGCGCCGTGATGAACATGAAGGTCGGGGTCTTTGCTACCTTCCATTCGATTTCACCCCGGAGGCTGACTCCGAGCTTACGGGCGATGCTTATCCAGTTGGCGTCGCTCAAAACCCGGTCTGTCTGACCGTTCTTGACCGCACTGTAAACCGAGGTCGTGATGCCGAGGGAAGCGGCGTGTTTCGCGTCGCTCGGATAGTTGGCGCGGTTCGCCTTGATCGCGGTGAGTATTTTGTTTTTGATGTCTGTTGTAATCATATTCTAACAGTGTTATAATTTCGTTCTATAAGTCTTGCAGGGCTCGTGCGGCGTAGTCTTCACTGAAGCCGTATTCTTGCGTTTCCCGCGTTTTCGGCTCCGGCGCGATAACTTCCTCCACCTCGACTGTCTGAGGCTGTGTTTCGCGCTCCATGACCCCCACGCGCCCGATGGCGTTGTCCTCGACATATTTGTTGAAATGGCTTATCTTTTTGCGTTGCTCGGTGAAGATTTTCTCGTCCTCTTCGGTCTGCTCCGCACGGGCGGTGTTGTAGGTTCCGAGGTTCTCAAGACGGTCTATGTACATATCGCCTTGGTAGATGAACATGTCGGTAATCTTGCCGTCCTCGTCGGTGAGGTAGTAAGCCTCGACCTTGTAGTCGTTGGGTGCCAAAAGCTCGATAGCCTCTACTTTACTCAGCCACCAGTCCTCTCCGGCCACCCTGCAGTATGAGTTGCGCCTGATTGTGGTGCTGACCCTTTCGCCCACATACCGGGCGATGGTGGCTTTGTCAAGGGGTTGCAGGGTCGGGTTGATGTTGGCTACAAGCACGTCCCATCTGGTCATACCCTTGTACTTTTTTTGATTGGGGTGCAGGGCGTGGTTGTATTCGTAGATGTCGCGCATATCGTCGGCAATCAGCTCGTCCCATGTGTAGTATTCTTTTTCGACGTAGGTGTTGTTGAATTCATCGAACACTTTGTTGCTCTCGGTACGGTACTGACGGCTCTTGGCGAAGAACCTGCCGATGCCGACATGGTTCCGGTGCTCGACGCTGCGCTTTTTCGCGCCGTTGAACTGCTCGGCGTGTTTCTC